ATTCTATCCATGGGACCTGTGCCCCAAGCATCGCGTTCGGTTACAACTTCACCTTCTGGTTCATATGAATTGAATACTCCTCTTGCTTTTTTAATCGCATCATCCATTTTTTTGTTTCTTCTATCAGTCATACCCTTGATTGCATCATGTGCTTTCTTACCAAGGATTGCTCCACCGATAGCAGTTCCTGCTGCTAATCCCAAACGGATTGCTTGTGCTGCACCTTCGTCGAGTTGCTCTAAGTCTGCTCTCCAATTTGAATAAGATGCTGATACCATTTTTGCTTTACCTTTTCTATCGGGATTTGGATCTTCTCTACGTTTCTTTGCTGCTCTTCTATTTCTTTCTTTCTTGCTCATGTTTGCTCGATCATCAGCATCACGGCAGAATGGTTTAGTCTTTTGACCTGGTTGTCTTGCACAGGGTTTACCATCATATTTACCACCTGCTTGTTTCCAACCACCACCTTTGAACCAGTCGTGGAGAGAATAACCTTTGTCTTTAGCAGACTTACCATCACGCTTTTCGGCAATGACTTCTTCACTCATTTTTCTACCCCGACAGTGTGCTCTCTGGGAGAATCCTTTTGGATTATCGCAATCGATGGACTTTTTATACTTTGCACTCCACGCCTCCGATACTCCTCCGCCATTAGAGCCCCCATTAGACCCCCCATTCCCATTTCCATTGCCATTTGAACCATTTCCGTTGCCATTCGCTTTCTTGCCTTCAGTCTCATCCGAAGATTTCTCTTCTTCTTTTTCTTTGCGGAGCCAACCACCCATACCAACGACATATCCCATAGGGATTTTCTTACACTTCTTAGAAGCGTAACAATAGTAATATCCTTTTTTACAGGATTTTTTCGCCATTACTTGGTAGTATCTTCTGTATTATTTAGAAAACCTTGTTTCAGCAATTTAGATAACTCACTTGTCGATCCAACAAACAAAGCATTGTTTGTAACATTATTTGGACCTTTTTTAGTATTATCTTCTTCCAAATCCTTTACTTTCTTTTGCAGATCTGCCAACTTATCAGTAGTATCTGCGACTGACTTAATTAATTGACCAGCAACTTCATATGCTCTAGGACTTGCACTTTCACCAGCAAGTTCCATAATACCATTAATTGCTTCTTGTCCTTTTTCAATCAAAGAATATAAGTTTGCTCTCGTATACTCATAATCTTTCTTTATATCATCCCTTTCCTCTTTTGGAGGAACAGGTTTCATTGGTTTTGATTCAACAATGCTACTTTCAATATCAAGTGCGTTGTCAATGGACTCATAATTATCGCTCATGGTTATTAAATATCAGTTTGTCTAGTTGGACTGTAAGATTTGCCGTCCCCTAAGAACTTCCAATCTTCATCAAATCCAAAGTCATCTCCAGGTTGAAGGAGGAGATGGTCAGTATTATCAATTACACCATCATCATTTCTATCAACTTTTGATGTTGGTGTAACTGTATAACGCATTTCACGCTTAGCAGTCTTACGATCAGTGCTGCTATACATATCAACCTGAACCTTACGAATGAGTCCATCACTGCTATCGGCAATAGCACCAAACAGATATGTTTTTGCTGTAAATCTTAAAGTATGAATCAATGCTCTTCTAGTATCAAAGTTTCCTTCATAATCATCTTGGAAACTAATTGATTCAAGAATAATAGGAATATCTCTTTTCTCTCCAATTGACTCAACCAAGTCAATAGTCAAATTAAAGTGAGGTTGAAAATATGGTAAAATCTGCTCTAAAATCTGAAGAGAATCATCGTTCAATTTGGACAGAATATTTAATTCAAATCCAATATTATATGGAACAGGCATGAATACTTTCTTGACCTTACTTCCATCATCACAAGTTTTGAAAGTTTGAACTAAACTAGATTTTCTAGTTGAATCGTAATCAATAGAAGTCATCTCAAATGACATTCTAGGCATTGTGATTTGAATTGGTTTATTCAAATCTGCTTGTTGAGTAATTCTTGCTAAGAACTTTTGACTTGGACCATATGCAAGAGGAACTTTTAAATCATTAGCAGCATTACCCTGCCCATCAGTATGACGAACATGCACATCATTGAACAGAGTTCCAAATGCGATGATTGTCTTTCTAATTATTTCGTGATAAAAATAATTTCCTAGCATTAAAATGTCCCAAATGGATTGGATTCAGTAAAATCTAATAAGTTATCACCTAAGGATTCAAACTCATCGTTCTCGGTATATTTATCATATGTATCATCGTGTGTATAAACCTGAACCATCCAGGAAGCACCAGAATCTTGTCCAACGACTCTTTCTCCTGGGAAAAATCCACTTGGTACAGTTGAACCAATTGAAACGTTAGATACTTTGAGAAGAGCATTATCATAATCCCATTCTTTGACCCTACCTTCAGCCCTAGATCTTTCACCTCTAACAATCTCATTAAATATAAAGTTTCCTTGTGCTGAAATAACTGGAGGATCTGAAATAGTAACTGTTGGTTGAGAACTATATCCTCTACCAGCATCTTCAAGTAGAATTGCACTAACAACATCATTACCAACAGTAAATTCGTTATTACCAACTCTTCTAATTGATGCAATACCAACAGCAACCGTAGAAATACCACTTGGAGTTGGTGCTTGAATTGTAACTGTTGGTGCGGTACTGTATCCAACACCACCATCACTGATGTTGATTCTCATAACACCCAATCCACTAGTGACGAGACTTGCTGTTGCTGCAGCACCTGCTCCTCCACCACCTGTGATTGTAATAGTTGGCGCTACAGTATATCCAGCACCAGCATTTATAATGAGAATTTTCTCAAGTGATGTAACACCACCCCTAGTAGTCAGGAAACCAACTGCTTCAGCATTATCACCAACTTGACCAGTTGGTGATGAAGTAATTCCAATGTTTGGTACAGAAGTATATCCATAACCATCATTATTCAAATGAATCTTTTGAATATAACCACTATTAACAGTTCCACTAATTTGTGCAACTCCTATTGCAGTTCTTCCAGCACCTACCAAATTAAGCGTTGTGATAAATCCTTCATCCTGAACTTGAGTATCAATTTCTTGTATAGTTGTATCAATAATTTCATTTTCATACTCAAAGAGTTCACATTTGAGTTGAAAAACGTAATTTTTACCTAACTGGTAAAAAGGATCTTCATGTTCTACAAACTTAACTTCAAACAACCTCTGCCCCAAGGGAAAATAAACTAGATCTCCCTCTCTTGGTCTAGTTGGTGTTGGTAATTCTGATGAATCAGTACCATCATCCTGTCCCGCCATGAATGGTGCAATAAAATCCTCAAATCTCTCTTTTGAGATTGTGAGCATTAATTCATCTCTTACACTTACACCAAACTTTGTAAGAATATCTCCTGCACCAGAATATCCATCAAAATTATTTACATATGCTTCAATCGCGAAGTTATCATCAAACTGTGAGGTTTGGACTTCTTCAATAATTGTTTTTCTATTTACATATTTTCTTGGTATATAAGTTACCTCAACACCATGAAACTGCAAGTGCTCATTAATTAAATCTTGAACTAATCTCTGCTCAGAGGCAGTTCCTTGTAGAAAGAACGGATTAAGTGCCATTATCCAATAAAGTCGAGGGGTGGTAATTCAAACTCAGACATCATTCTTGATCTGATATCTGCTAACTCTGATTCTGCTTGTTGAAGAATTTCTCCACCATTAAGTTCAATACCACCTGGAAGTTTGACTCCTCTAAATTTGCTGAGGTTTCTTCCCCACTGTCTCTTAATGAGAGCAGTAAGGTATAACTTCATAAAACTATCATTATAAATTTGAGTAAATGATTCTGGGTCAAGTGCTCTATAACACTCAAGAACAATAAATTCATCTTTTGGTTGAGAACCCCAGTCAATATCTAGATATAATCTATCTTGTCTCTTATTAAATCTAATTTGCTTATCTGTAGTCAAAAGATGATCAATATCTTCGAGATATGATTTGGTCATCGAGTATTGTAAAAGTTCAACTGAATTGAAGTAATACAGATCATTCAAAAACAGTTGATATTTGATACTAAACATCCCACCAGAAATGGAACTCGTATCAAATTTAAAAATCTTTTCAATTCCAATAACGGAGTCTGGAACTTGAATAAAGTTGGATGTTTCGTAGAAGTTTGATGTGGTTGTACCATATCCACTGATCGACGTAGATGTTCCAGTAGTGGTTACAATACCTACACCAGAAGTTCCACTTGCTTTACCTCTGTTTACATCATCTTCGGTGATTTTGTATTTGAGGTACATTTTTTCAACGCCGTCATAGTGACGTTCGTTAAAATATTGAATAGCATCATCAACTAAGTCATCAATCTGGTCGTCATCCACGTTGATTTCCAACACTGGAGCACCAAGTTGACGTAAACAGTAATCAATCAGTCCTTGCCTAGTTGATGGTTTTGCCATATTACTTTTCTAATTGTGCCTTAAGATCGGCGTTTTCTTCTAGCAAAGCGTCAAGTTGTTCTTTATAATCTTGAGACAGAGTTGCTAACTTTGCCTCAAGAAGAACGTTTTGATTTGATACTGTTGCTAATTTAGAATTATAAATTTTAATCAGGACATTCACGTCCACTTCAGATTGATTTTCCATTTAATGTCAGAAGGTACCCCCGTCGAGTGTTGAAGTCCAATGGGGTTTGTTAGTATATATGTCGGTGATTGTATTGGGAGTTGAGGCAAGGTTTGAAATAAAACCATTAACACCTTCTCTTCTAAGGTTGGTTCCAGTAACAAATGTTCCTTCAATACCAATCAAACTTACAGTAGTTGAACCAGAAACACCAGTTTCAACAACACCATAAGCGCCAGTTGTATCCTGTCTAATAATATCACCTGCAGAAGCAGTAATTGCTACGCTAAGCACAAAATCTTTCTTTGTAATAGCAGTCAAGATTTGCTTGGAAGCAACAACTGGAGATGCGACAGCATTTGTGGATCTCTGAAGACCAGTATCATCAAAATAGACGACACCACCAGTAGCATAATCACCAGACTGATAATAGATACCTTTGATATCCAGGAAACCTTTGGTTCCCGTAACAACGCTATTAGCAATAGCAGCGTCAGGAACATAGGTCCACCTTCTGCTATCGTCTGCGTGAGTTCCGTGGTTATCAGCGTCCGCCGCACTAGATGCGATGGAACTGTCATCCATACCAAAGAATCCAGTTTCATTATCAGCAACACCACTTCCACTGTTATATGCGAAAGAAATACCTCTATCAGTATTGCTATCGTATCCGTGAGTAACAGTTACTTGTGATGTTGTCGAAATGCCAGCAGTTGAATTTGCCGACATGGTAACAACTTTAGTTCCAGTGTTATAAGAACTTACTGTTGTATTATTGGGGATATTTGCGTGAGCAATAACATCACCAGTGTTAATACCAACAACAGAGTCTAAAGTAATTACATTGGTTCCACTGACATGCTCCGCCATCACCGTTCTGGTGCTGGTTACATCGCCAATGTGGAAGATTGGATCATTTAAAGTTTTAGAAGTTGAGTTAACAGTAGTAGTTGTACCATCAACTTGAAGATTACCTTTAACAATTACGGTACCTTCATTACTCAGACCATCTGGATATGGATCCAGATACATGATGTCTGATGTATTTGGAAGAGTAGAGATAATATTATCAGCAATCTTGATGTCGCCAAGTTGAGATGCGCCATCAACAATATAATCTCCACCAACATTGAGATTCTTTTCAATACCAACACCACCTTCAACAATCAGAGCACCTTGATCTTTGGTGAGTGATTGTGTGGTTACATTGATACGAAGATCAGCACCAGTATAATTTAACTGGTCTGTACCATTCTCATCATATTCAAACTTGGCATCCTTATCATTACCAAATGAAAGGAATGTATCGTCTGGAATATGAACTTCACCAGTTCCATTTGGATCCAACATGATGTCACCATCAGTGTCGGTTGATGAAATTACATTTCCATCAATTCTAATGTTATCAACGTTCCACTGGTCAACCTTAAGTGACTCAGCACCTGAGAGACCACTGTTAGTTTGTGGAGCAAGAACAGCAACAACACCTCTGTCTTGGTTTCGGGTGTTGGCGTTTGCTTGTCCAGCAATAGCACCAGCAGCGTGCTCCATCATGGAGGTGTAGAAATAACCACCAATTGGATTGGCGTTAGTTCCATCATCACCGAGGAAAACTCTATCCTTGTATTGGTTAGTTCCGCCGTAACTACCAATACCAGTTACATAACCGTATTCGCCCCATTGTAAAGCAGATGGTTTACTAGTACCTGAGGATCTTTTGATCCTGATAATACTTGCCATGTCAGAAATTTCCTCCGTTGATGTCTAAATTCTGTGTTGCGCCTGGTGTAAGAGTCAACGTTGCTTCCCACTTTTGGATGGCACTGTTATAAACAAGGACCATACCATTCTGTAAGTTGGAGGCACTAACATCGCTAAGTTCAGCCAAGGATAATCCTTGGGCACCAGCAAGAGAAGATATAACCTTTACTGCAGGTGTTTGCCCTACCCTGACCTTAATATCAGCCATTTACTATAGATTTTCAGGATCTAGGAATTATTTATATTCCTTCAAGTCCTAGTTTACCAACGACTTCCTGTTGCTTCAGATAAAGTTTGGCATAAGATTTGGCAATATTACGCATCAGAGAGACATCATTTAATCCATCAAGATCATTAGCAATTTTCTGATAAGAAAACTGTTTGCTAAGTGCTTCAAGATTGATTTCATCGGGGTCCATTAGTAAGCTCCTTTAGTAGTGATTTGATTTCTTCAATATCCTTTTTAAGTATATCAAGTTCTTCCCGTTCTGTCTGCCTCCTTTGCTTCATTTTCATGTACTGGTTATAACCGGCGTTATCGGTATTGACGATAGCGCCAGTTTTACGGTCTCGATAGAGGTTACTTTCTCCCTCTACCCTAATCAGATCTTCTTCCATTATGCTAGTGCGATTGCTCTGAAATCTCTCAGTTTAACAGGTGTAGATTCATTTGTTGTACTCATGACTACCTTAATTGCGAATGCTGTAAACTGCTCAAGATTATCGGCACTAAACTGATATTCTGAGAAAGAGTTTTCATCATTCTGGTTAGGTGTTACAAAAGCATCTGCTCTACCACTGTTCTTGTCTGGATCTTTGACTCTATCGCCAAATCCATCACCATCAGTATCAAGAAGATTATCGTATCCTGGGAATGGAACGAATTTTTGGTCAACTTCTGTAGAATCTGCCTTGAACAATTGATAGAAGACTCTAAAGTCAGCATCTTCTTGTCTATTGGCAGCGATAATAACTTTGAGACTTGTTGCTGGTTGTGCGAGAGAAACTGCTTTAGTTACAAATACAGCACCGTGTGGATCACCAATGATTTCATTGGTTCTATGGTCACCAGCATAATCACTTACTGGATTATTTGCTTTATTTCTACCAAGAATAAATGTTGCGTTAGCAGCATCCATCATTGGAGACAAGTCTTCATTTTCAGTTGTAAAGTCAACTCTCAACGTGAGTGACTTCTTACTTGGCATAGTTGTCAATCTTGCTTCTTCGTTAACTTTAGAAGCAACCATTCTTGGAGTATTGAACTGTGTAGGTTTATTGAGAGTTACTGCCTCATATCCTTGATCGAGGAAAGAAACTTCCGTTCCACCAGAACTTGTTCCAGAAATAGTTCTTACATTACAGGTAATCTTGGTACCAAGACCTGGTGTAATGACATTAAACTGTGGAATAAGACTGCTGAACTGACAGTTCTGAGAAATACCAACGGTATCTCCACCAAATCCTTTTTCACTTGTGAATGAAAGTTGATTTGCTCCACTATCTCTAATAGTAGGTGATTCTAAACTTCTGTCAACTTCAAGGTAATAGAAATCAAGATCAGAATCGTCGAGAGTATATGATGTACTAGGTACATCATGAGTTCTATTAATTCTGGTCAGAGAAACACCATTAACTTCGTAAGGTTGAATACTAGAATCAATTCCATGCTCAACTTTGATAGTTCCATCAAGATTTCTGCTTGCGATAGTTAATGTACCAGCAGGAGCACTAGTCTCATTGACATTAGTGAAACGAATAATCTCATTATTTACCAGAGCATATCCTCTAGAAGTTGTGATTCCTTCGAAAGTTGTAAATACTGTGGTATCAGCAACAGAAACATTAGTATCAGTGAGACCAAATGTTGCGGTGAGTTGTGTTTTCTTGGTGTCAGGTTGAATGTCTTCAATCTTGACTTTATTGTTTCCACCATGATGAGCATGAACAAACTGCTTAACACGGAAAACATTTCCAGAATACCTATTATCAATGATACTTGAGTTGCCGTTTACAGTAACATTAGTTCCAGCAGAAGTTCTGGTTCCATTGGCGGCAATTGTGAATAATTGAGTTGTATCTGTGAAATTTTCGCCTTGAACATCATTCAAATACAGAGTATCTGTTGTTCCGACGGCACTAATTGTAAATTTAGCACCTTTACCCTTTCTAACAGCAGCAGTTGAACCAATTGTTGATGTATCAATCTCAACTTGCTCACCAACAACATAACCAGAACCATTATTAGTAAGGGTTGCTCCAGTAACTACACCACCAGCAACTGTAAGAGTTACCTCACCACCAGTACCCTTTCCAGTAAGAGATGTCAGACTACAACCTGTGTGTGTTCCGTTTGCATATCCACTTCCAGCAACATCAAGAGTGATAGCAGAAGCGGGAGCACCAAGATTTTCAATAAATCCTGTAATACTTCCATCATTAGATCCTTCACCAATCTTAGCACCACGAATAGCAGCACCTGTAAGGTTTCCACCATTATTGATTGGAAGTTTGAGTTTTCTTGGCAGTGATTCAATTGGATTGGTAGTAAGGGTGTGTGAATTATCACTTCCTCTACTAGAACCAATATCAGAATTATACCAAGTCAAGGTACCTGACTTAACAAATTGTGCTTTGTAAAGTTTGAAAGTAAGATCTTGGAACTGAGATGGTGTCCAAATTGTACCATTCTGAGACTTAAACAGAGAACCACCAATGTATTGCTTGGTAACAACAACATTCTGAACATCAGGTAAAGACGTTGTTCTAACAGTCTTTTTGCCCATTGTTGCTGTCCACATCTCATACTCATCAGAATCTGGAGACAGAATAACGAGAGCATATTCTTTATCACCACCTTCCAAGAAGACTGGTGATGGGAATCTTACTCTTGTAGGAATTGGATTGAATGGATCTGCCTCATTAATCTGAATATCCTCTGGTCTGAGGTTGACTCTACACCAATCAGAAACTAATCTGTTAGTTGGAATGCCAAGTTCCATTGTTCTAAGTTCAATTTTGACCTTAGTGGTACCTGTTGGTTTCGCAGCAAAATACAGATCAAAAGATGTAAGGTAGATACCCTTTCCAGGAACTGTGAAAGATTGTGCTAATGGGTCTCTATGAGGTGCCTTGACTTCAACCTGAACTTCAGTTGGTTTTGCCGCAGGTTTGGGTGGATTTCTAACAGAAACTCTAGATGTCTCTTGAGTGAGAATAGTTCCAGAACCAGAATATTCACCAATTGCTTCACTAGCAAATCTAGTAGAACCTGGAAGAACAACTGTATTTGGTGGAGTTGCTGTAATTTTTACAGTCTTAGTTCCTGCTTTGACTCTAGTAGCAGGTCTTGGTTTGCTATTAGGATCTCTAAAGAAGAAATTACCAACAATATCGCCCCAGTTATCAGAAATTAACTCTGCTCTGGTAATTGTTGCTTCAGCACTTGAAGAACGACCAACAACTTTTGCTCCCTTCTCAACATATCCAAAGTACTTTTCAACGTTGGCAAGTGATCTAACTCCAAAGTTGATTAGTTTTGAAGTTGGAGAGTATCCCGCACCAGGTGCAGGTCTATCTCTATCATATGGATCAACAGTATACTTCTCAACAATAGTTGCTGGAGAACCAAGTCCACCACCAATATCTGGTCTTGATGTATCACCAAACTTGTGATTAGGTGCTTGGATTCTAATCATGCCAATCTTATTATTATTGGCATCAAAAATATCCGCATCTTCAAATACCTGGAAAGTTCCAGACTTCATCTGAATTTCACAAACCTTAGGAACTACATCAACTTGCTGACTGTCAAGATACTTGTAGTGCTTGCTGAAAGGTCTCAATCCATCAGCAGCAAAGTATACGTTTCTAGAACGCATCCAAGGATCTGCTTCACCAGATACTTTTACATCCTCAACATAGTTAAACTCTCT